ACCTTCCAATTTCTCTTTAAGCCAATTTGTTGCGTCATAACCAAGTGCCTTCTCCTCAAGATCTCGGGTTCTCTTCTCCGGAGTATCCACTCCTGCGACTCTGACTCTCTCTTTTTTATAAAGATCAAATCCCAAATCGATTGTGACATCAATCGTGTCCCCATCAAGAACTCTATTGATCTCAACTACGCGGAAGTTGTAACAACTCTTCCGACTCGGTGGTGTCATTGCTCCCATTACTCTTTCTCCTCTGATGAAGGTTTAATGCTGACTTCTTCGACATAACTATAAGAAACTTCAGTGATACAAGGTTCACCAAATAAACTATCTCTAGTTAAAGCATCTGCATCCTCTGGAATTGCTACTGCAATACCAATAATAGTTATTGTTGCAGAAATAATGGCACCTGCTCTCCAGACCCATCGTTCAAGATTACGAACTCTCTCCCTAAGTTCCTCCGCAATCTTTTCCGCATCTTCAATGCGATGTTTCAGGAGTGCTATCTCCTGATCCTGACTCGCATCCTTCTGATTGATCTGAACTGGTCTTGTGTCGCTGCGGAACTCCGTCATTTTCTAACTCCTGGAATGCCATACTCATAATTGTATATATGTAATAAGCAACGCCCACTAAAAGAATTACAAGACACCAGATGACAGACCAGGTGACACCATTTGGATCTTCTAGAGGACGTAAAAATAAATTCAAGGATTTCTAGGATCAATACCTAAACTATCTAGGTATTCTATCCACCAATCAGGATCCTTCTGTTTCCATTTGGGAACATCTCTACCCCTTTCCGAATACCATTCATACAATGCATCATCTATAATCTGTGCGATCTCCATATTCCTCTTCTTCTTCATCAACGTCCTCATATGGGTTTTCCAAATAAGGTCCTCGTTTCCGTAAAGGTTCTTTTCTGACATAATCTTGCTCTTCATTAACGGCAAATAATAGAACACTTATCTTCATCACAATCCATATTATTACTATTGGGAATAAGCAAGCAATTAGTATTAATGGATTCATTTTTCTTTTAATAAATTTTCTATTTGTCTCCTAACATTTTCAGACTTTTTTTGTTCACGTTCACAATGTTTATAACCATATTTACCATTGGATATAAAGTATCCTTGATAAATCATAGTTACTGCGAAAATAAAAAATAGAAGAATTCCAATTAGTTCAAGGTTATTTTGAGCCATGGGAACAACGGATCTATTACTCCAATAAGTCTAAGAAGACCCTCAGCAAAAAGTGCAAGGACAACCCACCCAACACACATACTAATAATTGAAGCATTGCGATTATGTCTTCGTATGGCAGCATCAATCATCTCCTGACACTCTTTATGAGTGACATAATGTTCTGGTTTCAATTCAGTCATTCTATGAGACATCTTTTCGTCATCTTTCATTTATGTTTTTTGATAAATGGTTCCCAATGTTGCCAGTCATACTTATGAACTGCCCACATGCCTAAAATAGGAACAAAAATCAAAGACCATCCAAGAATTGCCATGGTCCACCAAGTATTAAGAATCCATGCTGCTATGTGTCCTGCTATATGTATCATTCTGGATAGTCCCACTTGGTAATTTGATTTGTTTTATGCCAAGGACCCCAAGTTCCCTCTTTGTAAATATAGGGTGCGGTTCTTATTCTACACGAATCACCTGTACATAATAAATCATCAACAATTCTCCAAGATTCTAACACTTCTTCAGAATGAACAAAGTGTGATTGATCACCATTAATAGCATCAAAGAAAAGTTTTTCGTATCCATCAACACCTAACCAATCTGGATAACGATGAGTTAGTGTAGCTGGTTCAACATTGTCATTAAGTCCTGGGGACTTGACATCAATACGAATATCAAGATGAGCATAAGGTTGTAATCTCATTACAATACGATCACTGGTTTCTTCACCAAAATAACTAAGTGGTGGAGACTTAAGTTTGATAATAACCTCAACACACTGATATGGCATTTTCTTGCCAGTCATAAAACGAAAAGGAACTCCCTTCCAACGCCAGTTATCGATGTATAAAGAACCAGCACAATAGGTAGGAGTACTACTGTTAGAATCAACCCCCTCTTCATTACGATAACTTTCATATTGTCCACAGATTAAATCTTCCCCTAAACGAGTTGCGGAAAGTACTTTTGTTTTTTCTCTACGAATCTCAACGGCATTCATCCTGCATGGTGCTTCCATTGCTATCAAAGAAAGAACCTGAAGCATATGATTTTGAAGCATATCTCTTACAACACCGGCAGTCTCATAATATTGAGACCTTCCCTCACAACCAATTGTTTCTGTTGCGAAAATTTGAACTTCTTCTATGTACTCTCTATTCCAAAGTGGTTCGAGAAGTATATTACCAAAACGAGTGGTAAGGATATTATTAACAGTATCTTTGCCAAGATAATGATCAATGCGATATACTTGTTTTTCGCGTAAATACCTGCCCACCACTGACTGTAAATGATTAGCAGATTTATAATCGTACCCAAAGGGTTTTTCAATAATAACACGCGATGTTTCTGAATCATCTAGAAGTCCTGCCTGTTTGAGATTAACAATAGCAGATTCATACCTTTCTGGTGGAACAGACAAAAAATATGTTGTATCATCTGCTTCTGGTAGTTTTTCTAATGTAGATTGAGATGTTAAATCTGTAGATACCCATTCCAATCTTTTTTTAAAGTCTTCAGGGTAATCTCCCAACATCCATAACCAATCATCTCTATTCATTTCCCTACGGGAAGTTCCAACAATTTTGAGATTATTTGGTAACAACTCTTTCTCATGTAATTTTAGAAGAGATGGGATAAGTTTTTTCTTACACAAATCTCCAGTAGCACCAAAGATTACAATTTGATTAGTGAGCGGTTCCGTTTCCATTATAGTCCTCGGAGTCGTAGTAAACATTTTCACCCTTTCGTAACCCGAAATATATTGTGGATAATACAAAGGGTATCGAGATCCATAGTAAGACATCAGCGAACATGATGACCTCCAAACATATACCTCATACCATTCAATATTTTATTGGCAAATTCACCTAATCGTCTTGAGTTAAATCTTTCGTAAAGCGCACTGCTAATAACAGGAACGGGTACACCAAGATCCACAGCGGCGTTAACAGTCCAACGACCTTCACCAGAATCGGAAACCCCCCCATCGAATTTTCCAAGCTTAGGATCACTGCGAAGTACATTCGCAGTAAGATCCAATAACCAAGACCCAACCACACTACCACGACGCCATAACTCAGCCACCTCAGCAACATCAATATCGTATTGATAATTTTCTGGGTCTGACATAGGAGCGACTTCAGCATCGCCTTCATGAATATAATTCGATCCCAAATTTGCGTTTTTAAGAATATTGAATCCTTCTGCGTATGCTTGCATGATTCCATATTCAACTCCATTATGAACCATTTTTACGAAATGCCCTGCACCAGGTCCGCCACAGTGTAACCAACCGTACTCAGCAGATGTTGCGCGAGTGTATGGGTCTGTGCGGGTTGCAGCACCAATTCCCGGTGCAAGTGCCCTGAAAATGGGGGTACATACAGATACTGCCGTATTTGAACCACCAACCATAAGACAGTATCCACGCTCCAGACCATAAACTCCACCACTAGTACCACAGTCAATAAATTGGATGCCCAACTTTTCCAACCTTTCTGCTCTCCTGCGAGAATCCTTAAAGTTGCTATTGCCATGATCAATAACAATATCCCCGTCGCTAAGAAATGGTAATAACTCATTTAATGTTCCCTCCACATTTTCTGCTGGTACAACCATCATAAAGATTCCCGGAACATAAGTTTTCTTACCATTAGTAAGAAGAACTGAATCCCCACTCTTTACTACTTGAACAAGGCTTTCAATAGAATTTGTAACTCCGTCCACATATCCGTTTTCATATGCTTCTTGTGCCTTTTCATAGTTTCTCCTATAACCCCATACTTCAATTTCTTCTTTCATCATGCGACGAGACATACCCTCGCCCATTCTGCCGAGTCCGATAATTCCTACTTTCATAATCTAGCTACTTATTTTACGTGTACTTTACCAATCATGCCAGCACCTTTATGGGGGGCACACCAGTAAGTATAGTCACCAGATTCTGAAAATGCAATATCAAATTCTTCACCAGGCAAAATTGCCAATGATTCATGACCTAAGTCAGGACGACCCTCAAAAATAACATTATGTGGAGGAAGCATACCATTAATAAAATGAACTGATTCACCAACACTAATGGTTACTTCATCAGGATCAAATACAAGATTACCACCAGATCCCATGGTTACATCTACTGCCCATGCTGGTGAAACTAAAAATAATGTAGTGAGAAGTGCAAAAAAGAACTTCATATTTGCTAATTCGACTACATTATCTAGTTATTTTTTACTATTGTCCTAATACAAAATGTTAGCATCCACTAACTTCTTTTGCTATTTCTCCGCCAATATCACCACCAACATTCTGACCCAACATCACTGCCCAACCTGCTGCTAACCAACCAACATAAGGAATAGCAGTTAGTGCAGGAGCAATACCAGCAGTCATACTAGAGCCTACCATTGCACCGGTACTTTGTCCAGAACCTTCCGCCTTGATGCACGCTAATTTTTCGGCACTTAACTTTCCCTCTTTTGATTTTTCACCCCCCTGAAGATTTTTATATCCTTCCATTGTATATTCATGTGTAGTATATTCA